TGCAAAGATCAACCGATACAATTTGTTTGACACCGGTGATCAAGCAAACTTCAAACTTTACTTCGGTGAAGAATTGAGTCAAACGAAATCTCTCCAAGATGTTATCAGTTCCGCTTTTACAATTGATCTAAGTGTGGATGGTGGATCCAAACAACTGTCTCCGTTAGAGTTAGCAAACCGAGTCGAAGATTCAATCAATGAAGAATTCTTTCACCCCGAGTTGATTGCTCGAACTGTTGTGAATGCGTCTTTTGATAGTGATGGTGCTTTTGAAGGTCTTCAGTTCATTTACAGTGCCAGTAAAAATGGTGAGAGGAATACGTCTGAAGTGGGTTCAGAGTTTGTCGCTTTCAACTTAGAAAGTCAAGGTAACGCATCCAGTTCCGCTTCAGGTGCTATCGGTCAAGTCATTGAAGGTTTGGGTGGAACTGTTGAAGAAAACGTATTTGTGGGAACACAAAGACCCTTAGCGCCTTCCGGTGGAATCTTTGAATTTACACCTTCCAATGGAAGTAATAACGCAACCCAATGGGCGGTGGGTCTCAGTCGTTCGTTACCTATCTATGGTTTGAATAATGAGAATACAGATTTAGAAGATATTTACCCACCTTTGTTTGACGGTGATACTATGCCGGGAACAGGTGAAGTCGGTTACTGTGATTACATGTTAGTTTGTGATCAAGACAGTGATCTTCAAGTCTATCAAACAGGACAAAGTAATGGTTTAAGAGGATTAGATGAAATTGATTACGCAAACAACACAACCAACAGTTCAGCAGTAGGTGGTTTGTATTTCTCATCCGCAAGTTTCACCAAATACCGTTTCCGCTTGGAAAATGAAAAACTCCATATTGAAGGGTTTGATTGGCAAGCAGGAAGTTACATCCCAATTATTTCACCTGTTGATACATCAGGTGTTGACTTTGATCAAGTCACTCGACCTGTATCTCAAAATGAGTGGAGTTTGTATCCGGTGTTTCAACTTCATACCCAAAATGATTTTATTGAAGTAATCGGATTCAATGGTGCTTACAAACCTGGAGATGTAGACATAAGTTATAGTGCCGAAACCTTTTACAGTCAACTCTTTCCACTGGCGGATAATCCAAATAGTTTAGAATATTTAGACATAGCAAACTCAATCGACGTGAGACCTGTCATGACAATTGGTGGAACAATCAACAAAACCTACGCGGGACTACGTTCCACTGGATCCAACGTATCCGTTGATTACAACATTGTGATGATATTCGAAGAAGAAGTGTTATACACTCCACGATATTTATATCCCATACCCAACAACAGTGTTGCTGAATCTTTTGGATACAATACCGCGGTTGTGGATGAAACAAACTTTGCTGTCTTAAGTGATCACGACAGTGTCAGAACCTTTGACCCAGTTCAAAGCGCTACACAACAAAGTATACGTGAAGCATTTATCAAACTGGATTCACTGAACATTGAATCGTTCAATGGAGCAACGAGTGATATCTCCAAAATCATTTATGGTATCCCTCGGTTCGACAACTCGGGCGCTTCGGTCGGTCCGTTATATTTCCAAAACCCCGACCGATACTATCTCAAACTCAACAACCCAGCACCCATCCAATTGAACCGTATGGATGTTAGCATTGTGAATGTGGATCAAACCTTAGTCCAGGATTTGTATGGTCATACGATCATAACGATTCATATCAGACCCAGTCCAAAATAAACCGAAGGTAATCTCGAATAGAAAAGTATATACTAAAATCTCTATTTTTTTTTATTTGTATAAAGTATACATGACCGATTTTTTACCACCCGTAATTGAAAAAGAACCTGAACCCGAACCGGAACCTATTTTTGAACCAGAAGTTGTAGAAGAAGAGATAGATCCGTTAGAGGAAAAGTTATCCTTAGAAATGAAAGATGAAGTATCCAGTGAAATCTTCAAACAAGTGAATGAAGAAGACGAACCCAAAGTCCAACCGATTGTAGAAGAAGAACCCCCACCCAAACCGAAAAAGAAGAAGCGTCAAGCATCTCAAAAACAACTGGAAGCATTGGCACGTACTCGAGCAAAGAAAGCAGAAAAGGCGAGAGCAAAAAAGATGGAGCGTGAAGAAATCAATGAAGAAGCAAAACGAGTTTTGTATCAAAAACGAAAGAAACAATTGGAAGCAACCAACCCCGATCCCAAACCACCTGAACCACCGAAACCCGAACTGGATGTAGAACAAGCAATCGCAAACGCAATCGATAAGTATGAAACACTACGTAAATCACGTAAGGAACAAAAACGAATTCAAAAGGAAAAGGAAGCAGAAGAAAAACGAAAGAAAGACATGTTGAAACATACGGTTCAACAAGCAGTTAGTGGCGGTTACAAACCTCAAAATGACCCTTACAAAGATTGTTTTAACTTTTCATTTTAACCTTAATAAATATTATCTAAGATATAATATAAATGGATTTCCCCAAAGTATTACCTGTAGTTGAACCCGACAATATCAAAGCAAAATATTGTCATCCCAATCTACCCCAACCCGGTGTAGGTGTTCCAGGGGGTGGTGTCTGTTGGTTGATGATCAGTCCAACAGGCACAGGAAAAACGACGATTTTGAGCAACGCCCTTCTTAACGAGTCATTCTGGGGGCAATTCTTCTATGATGACGTCCAAGTGATATCAAACACAATCTCAAATGACGTCACAGGTCGCTGGATCAAAAAGGCATTTCATTGTCACGACATGTATGATGACAAAATTATAGATAGTATCATTGAAAGACAAAAATCATTTGATAAAGAAGATCAACCTGAGATTGCGTTAGTGTTAGATGATTGTTTGGGATCATTGTCATCTCAGGGTAATGGAAAAGGTCAGGGAAGTTCCATCGTTAAATTATCTACTCGCTTCCGACACTACAATATTAAGTTATTAGCAATTACAACTCAAAAATTCAAAGGGTCTGTTTCGCCAATTATTCGAGCAAATGCCAAAGCAATTACTGTGGGAAGTCCTATGCCCAATCAAAAGGAATTAATCGCTATTGCTGAAGAATATGCGGATGCGTTTGGGTTAAGTGTCGATCAATGGATCAAACTGTACCGTAAAGCAACACCCAACAAATATGATTTTTTATATATGGATTTACAGTCAACACCTCATCGCATGTTACATAATTTTGAAAAAGTCATTTATGTAGCGAAAGGATATTCAAACAGTGATGATGATCTCGAAGATGATATGGATGTAGAATCATGATATGTTTATTTTTCAAACTCTGTTTTTTATTTATTGTTAATATATATATTACAATGGATGATATGGGATACGCGTCCGCTATCAGTGAAGGAATTTCATTAACTCGATCCGTTGCTGAACATAACGAATCAATTCGACAAAACAATCAATTGTTGGCACAAGCATATACAAAAACATTAGATGATGACAAAGACAAAGCAGAAGAAGACAAAGCAATCCACGGAGGTGAAGATGCCTACGGAAGTGCGACCGCCCTCGCCACAATCGCCCAAGGATACCAAAAAGTACGAGACGCGGGTGGATTTATCCCCGCCTTCAAAGCAGACGCCCAAGCAGTCGCAGACAAATTTCAGGGTGCGAAAGAATATATATCGAGTAAGATTGGGGGTAATCCTGCTGTAGGGGATACGGCAGAATCTGCTGTAGCGGAAACCAAAACTGTGACACAAATCCAACCGTTTGAACTTCCACCGGGAGCACCTACACTGAGACCTAAAAATCAAATCTTTGAACAACAAAGACAAGCAGATATCATTGAAGCAAAAGGAGGTGAACAAAATCTAACCGCCGCTGACAGAGCAGGATTCAAGAGAGAAATGTTTAAAGCAAAGTTGAAAGACACCGCCGCCCAGGGTGCTTTTGAACAAAAGTTTGATAACGCTCGTCCAACCGCCTTCCAAAAAGTTCAAGTGACAGTTGCCCCCAAAACGGATGAACCTCCCGGACAAGCAGAAGAAGCGACCGAAGAAGCAACCGAAGCAACGGGAGCGGAAAGCGCGGGATCAGTTGCGGAAGGTGTATCTAAACAAGCAGTGGGTACGGGTGATGAACTCGCAGGTAAAATTTTGGGGGGTTTAGAACAAGCAAAGGGAGCATTCAAAACCGCCGCCAAAGTAGGTAAGGTTGCGGGCGTTGGATTAGGTGTAGTAAACACAGTGGAAGGAATCGCAGACATCGCTGACGGAAGTTTCGCTAAGATGGATACGGCACATAAAATCAGTTCTGCGTTGGGTGACGCGGGCGGTTTGTTAGATATCGCAAGTGTATTTTTACCTGTACTTGCTCCTATCGCCGCCGTTACCTCAGTTGCTTCAGCAATTGATTCGACGGTGACCCAAGTGGCGGATGACAAAAACAAATCAAGTACAGATCAAAAAAATGAACAAAATCAAATCAATCAAAATCAACAAAGTATGGAAAGTTCACATGCCTTTCAAAGTATGGGATTAGTTGGAACGGCACAGGAATCCGCTACGGCAAAAATCGCGGGAACTGATTCTTTCTAACAAAAAAATGTCATTTTTAACCTCAATTATTTTTTATATTGTTAATGTATATAGTATGCCTGTAAAATCATTCTGGGAATCAGACAACAAAATACCCATTGGACAATCATCCATTGTAGTACAATCCGAGAATAATCTCGATCATACCGCGGGTCAAAAGGTACGATTCCACATTCCAGGGGGAACTGAATTCATCAACCCCAAAGAAACTTATTTTCGATGTGATGTGGATATTTCTATCACCGCGGGTGCCAAAACTAATCTTCAGTTAGATGCTGATATCGGGGGTCAAGTATTGATTCGCGATATTCGCGTCATGACAAAATCTGGAACTCTGTTAGAAGAAATCCAGGGGTACAATACCTTAGTCGCTTGTATGTATGATTATGATACAAACCAAAATATGAAAGGTAAGCGTGGATTAACTGAAGGTTCGACAACCTACAATCCGTTAGTGGGTGGAACTAAAGGTTGTTTGAAACTCAATCAAAACGATTGTTTAACAAACCCTTACTTCAAGCGTGAAACATCCACAAACACAAGTGACACCGCAACCGCCTTCAAAACGGCAAAGATGTTACTTCCTCTTCATACAGGAATCTTCCAAAACGACAAAGTCTTCCCGACTATGTTGACTGACGGTCTCGTTGTAGAGATGGTCTTAGAAGAAAATGCTCGAGTGTTCCGTCAATTAGATACGGTCAACAAATACAGAAATGTTGCCAACAACCCCCACTTCTTAAACTTAGACGGAAGTGATGATCCCGAAACGGGTGTGGGTAATGGTTCGGATGTAGAAACGTTTTACATCAACGCATCAACCAACTCAATGAACTCTTTAGAAAACTTTCCGTTCCGCGTGGGTGAATCGTTCAAGTGGGTCGATACCTCAACATTCGCAGTCAGCGCTTCAGGAAACATTACACGTGAAGATATCAGTTCAGCATCGGGTGTAACGGGTGGACACTTTGTGATTACAGAACTCGAACAAACAGTGGGTACGGGTTCGAATCAAAAGGTCAAAGTAACCGTTGCCAGTGGTTCACTCAGTGGAAGTGATTTAAGCGAAACTTCGGTTATGTGGTCTACCGCATGTGAATACACAACTGACTTAGTGGCAAGTTACACACTTTCCAACTTGGAACTTGTCGTCCAACAATTAGATATGCCTGACGGTTACAAATCAAGTTTGATGAGATCTATGAAGTCGGGTGGTACAATGATGTATGATTTCTTATCGTACACTAATTATAGATTCTCCACATTGGCAAGTGAATCTGTCATTAATCTTAGATTACCACTACAAAATTCTCGCGCGAAGTCGATCTTATGTATCCCTACCGACGCCACAACTCGGAGTCTTCACACAAACACTGGCGCTGTGGATACCTATTTTCAGTTTGAAGATGAAGTTGTGGAGGGAAGTGCTTTATGGAGTGACCGAGTGGGATTGGAGGGTTGTGTTGATTTCTTACAAAATTATCAGTTTCTTTATGACAATCGTCTCCAACCCAACCGTAAGGTCGAGATGGCAAAGACGGGTGATAAGGTGTCTATTTCACAGCAGGGTCTGATTGAGTTAGAAAAAGGATTAGCGATGGCATCCATAGATGTGAGATCGTTCCGTAAGTACAACCGGAATTTTGTCATCGGTCGCGCACTCGCTTTGGGTGATGGCGTGTACGATACGAGAGGCAAAGATTTCAATCTTCAATTGGAATACACTGGAAGTGTACCTCAACAAGTCAACAAGTTGTGGAACTGTTATTGTGCCCACATCCGAGGTCTACAAATCTCGGGTGAGAACATCAGTGTTATGTTGTAAATTTTTCAGTTATTTTTTAACCATTTGTTTTTTTTTATTTAAGATAGTATATATTATGTCACAGAACTACAATCTAAGCATATCTCCGGCAAATCATTTGGCAAATGCTTCTGTATCGTACAAAAACGGAAACCCAGTGATTCGGTTTGAAATCGGTGAATCGAACCGAGTTCTTCTTCCCTCCAGTATTCGTTTAGTGGGTTCGTATCATGTGTACAGTGATGCCTCGAGAACCACCCCCGTTGAGGCAGATGAATTGGAAACCCCATCTAACATTGGTGTGTATTCCACAGTCGATAGTTTGTCGTTTCGTACCCAACGCTCAAAGAGTGAAATAGAGACCGTACATAATTACAACAGATTTATGTCTGCGTACATGTCGGGAACAACGTCTCTTCAAGATGGTGTGGGTCACCTAAACGAAAGCGCCTTATTCGCCCCCAACCCTCAATTCAACAAAGACACTGTTGTGAATAACGCTTCCACAAGTACGGGTAACTCCTTTTGTGTTCCATTGATTTCTGGATTCACATCCTCTAACAACCCTTACCCCTTATACACTCAGGGTGTCGAAGTGACTGTCCAACTCGCACCTGATAGTCAAGTGATGTTTTCTTCGGGAACTTCTTCGGCAAGTTTTGTCGATGGGTTCTACGAGTTCAGTGACCTCAAACTGATATGTGAAGTTATGGACACTGGAGAAGCACCCAGTCAAGCGCCCATCACCTATGAATACAATACGATCACAACCTTCTACAACACCATCAACTCAACGAACGCACAAATCTCTTTGAACTTAGGTCAATCTCGAGTGTTGGGTGTGTTTGGTTCATTTGTACCGACTAACTTTATTAACAACCTAACTCAAAATGGTTTAGCAACTTTGTATCCACGAAAGTCAGCAACGGAAGTTGCTCAAATCGAACAATTGATTTTCACACGTGGAGGTGAACGATTCCCATTGATCTACAATCTCGACACTCTACAAAAGAGTGATCCAGCGGATGAATCGGCAGACCCACAATTGGTGAGAAACTACCTCAACGCAATTGTCGAGTTCTCTAAGTTGAACCGTACATGTGCGACACCTTTCAACACAAAGGTGATGGATGATGGTACGTATGGATACAAAGAACTATTGAACGGTGGCGCCGCGGGCGCTGGTGTGGGCGCCGCATTTGATGTTATTTCGGGTCAGGGAGTTGATTTTTCAAGAGTACCTTTCGGCATCCAAATGGAATTAGATTTGGATCAAGACTTCCCTAACGCCCTTTACTTACACGTTCACTCCAAACAAACTTTGGTGATCTCGGGTGATACAATTCAAGTGGTTCAGTAAGTCAAAAACAATTTTTTTTAAATTTACTTTTTTTATGTTTCTAATAAATATATTATGGAACAACCTGCTTCGTCTGCTGTCCAAACCGCTCCTTCTCCAATGTCTCAAACTCAAATCCCCGATTTAGTAAAGATTGGTTCAATCCCCAGTTCCACAGTTATGGATGTGGAAACCTCTATGTTAGAACCCGTTCAACATTCTCAATCGACATGTCGATTCGTTCTCGAAAACAAAGGGATCTTACACAGCAATAGTAAAATCGTTGTATCGATGACTGACCCCAGCGCCACTGAACGCGCGTACTTCCCCATCAACATTGGTGTCTTTTCCCTAATCAAATCCGCTCGTTTGATGAGTGGTGGTAAAACACTGATTGAAACCCAAGACCAAAACGTTCTCACTGCCTATGAATCTATGTTTATTAGCAACGAACACAATGTGGAACGTGAAATTTTCACAACGGGTCGTTTGATGAACCATCAATTCAAATATGATATCAACGCAAGTGGAGCAAAGGCACAGGGTCTCATGATTGACCCAGGTATGGATTATGATCAAGACTCGGACGCTGTCCAACTTCCCAGTCAAATTGAACTTTCACAGGAAGCACAATTCCAACTTCCCTTAGATTCGTTATTCCCAATGTTGAAAACACAACAACTTCCACTTTACATGATGAATGAACAAGTCACGATTGAACTCGAGTTCGAACCATCCGCCGGTCGTATGTGGCAATCGGGTGCTGAAGCAATTAACTTTGATATTGACACCTCTGAAACAAAATTGATCGCAGATTACATTTACTACCCAGGTGAAATGATGTCCGCCTACGCAAACGCCAACAAAAACTTAACTTTGACTTACATGAACTACCGTCTATCCAAGACAAGCATTGATACGGGAACTGAACTCAAAGTAAGAAATGTCGGTGGTAATGGTCGTATTGTGACAAAGGTCATCGCGGGTCTTCAAGATGATAATCAAACATTTGTCTCAAACTGTGTGGGTAAATACCATTCCTTATTCCCCGGTGGTGCTGGAACAACCGCCGGTAATATTAAGTTGAATGTCAAATACAACAATCATCTATTGTATCCTCTGGATGTATCCAACACAGCACATCATCAACACAACGTTGCTCAAGCACAGGGTATGGTGCCGTTTGTAACTCGATACGAATATGGCGGTGAGGGCGGTGTCGCCTCGTTCGCAAATGTCGATTTGGATGGTTCGCCAATGAGAACTCACTTACAGGGGCGTTTTGGATGGCAAGCACATCGTCTCAACCGTAACGAGCGTGTGAACAGTCGGGGTATTGAATATCAAACTACCTACACTACAAACAGTGGGGCGAGAACCCAACGTGTCTACTTAGAGATTGTCCGCATGGCAACTTTGAGTGACGGAAAGTTCACTGTCATTGATGCGTAAGTATATCATTTCTACCTACTTTTTTTTTATTCTACATTATATATAATGTCGAAACAACAACCCAAAATTCAACCTGATAATGTATCGTATGTAGATACACAATTGATTGAGTGTTCCCGTCTTCAGTCTGTAGAATATAGTCCAAACAGTAGTGGAAAAAACAAAGCAATCTTTACCAATCGACAATCCCACGGTATCCAAATTGATGAAGGTGATGTAGTGAGTTTAAACTCAGCGTTTGTCAGTGAAGTGGGCGCGGGTGGAGAAGTCATTGAATTTACAGGTCAAGAAAATGGAGACACATACACTGTGGAATATACAGATACGTCTGGGGATATTGAACTTCCCATAATCTCAGGATTGGAAGTCAACGACCCTTATCGAATTGAAAATTTTGAGATACCTTACTTACCTTCGAATAAATACCTTTATCGAGATTCAGTCACTGAAGTCAAAACTCAAACCTTTCAAATCAAAGATAATGAAATCAACTTCACAACCGGTGTTTACAAAACAACGAATGGTGAAGGGTATTTTCATTTACCCAGACGATTTGTTCACGGGGCACGTTTTAATGAGATACAGCGATTTTATCAAACTGATAGTTTGTCAGCGGGTGGACCGGAAGGACAAAGTCGAATCAATCAAGAATATCAAAACTTAACTTGGAGACCTGTAGACACAGACATATTACTTCCCCGTTGGAATTATGAACTTAGTGGTCAAATACTTCGAGGGGAAACTAATGATCTCTTTGATTGGCAAACACGTTGTCAAGCGGATTACCAACTCCAACCGTATGTTGTACAGGAACCGCGAAACGCAACCACGCAACCCTATTTTGTAAAAAAAAATGACAACAAGCGTTATAAGTTGTTTCGTAGAGATCAAACTCGATGGTATGGACAAACAACCGCAACCGCAGTCTATAAAACACTGTTAGAGGATAAGCATGATATCGCGTTACAACCTTATATTGAAGTCAAACAACTTCAAACGGTGACAACAGATGTTGGATTTGATACACCTTCCAATATTGCTACGAATATTACCGAACAATTATCCAAAAAACAAAGTGAACGTGATTACAATGTATTAGTCCAAAACGCGAGTGGTACGACAGGACAACCTCATGAAAGTATACTAAAGATTGGTGAGTTGTATGAAACAGCATTGTTTAAACCTTATGAGGCGGCGACAGAACAAATGTTTAACTCAACCGCAAGTCGTCGTTTCTTCGCTGGGGTCAATGCTTCGGGTGAATCAACGGCAAGTGAAACCTTAATCTACAATCAATCCACTTTAGACTTTTACAATTGTTTTCATCACATATGTGTGAAACGACCTGAAGTGTTTACTGCTCAAAGGGCGTTGTATGATGCTTCACAGACTGAGTTTGAAGTGTTAGTGAATATTTCTTATCCACCCGCAACTACAGATATACCTTTAGTGACTAATATACGTTGGACGGCAGTCAATCCAATAACAACCAATTTATATTTAGATGATTTTAGACTTGCCTTTGATGCTGAAGAGTTGTATCCTGAGTTATTTGATTACAGTTATGATCCAGGACAAGAACCGGTTCAATACATAGATGTGACAGATTTACGATACATTCATATCGCCTCAGCGTCCAACGCAAGTCATTTAGGTTGTGATAATATGTTATTCCCAGGAGATATAGCAGTGACTGATGCTACCAATATCAGTGGAAGTGAATCCTTACCTGTATTTGTCAATTACAAAGCAGATCAAAAAAACAATAGGAATATTGATGATGGAGCGAATATTGATAATTTATGGGGTGGATTTGCGTTACGGTACAGACATACAGACGGTGAAGATTACATAGCGTTTACATGTGATCATTTACATAGAAATACGATTGGATTATTTGACAATGCGTCACTGATTACAGCGGGTAGAAAGGTGGGTTTTGATCGACACTTTTCAGCGTATGGTACAGCATGTATTGGTCTCTACAATGGGAAAACAATTCAGTCTTACACAGATCCCGAAGATATTGTAACACCCACAGCATCGGGGAGTCTAAGTGCGAGTAGCGTATTAGTACGAGCACAGATGGATACGATTGCTGATTTGGGCGGAAGAATCAATTTTACTGGATTAGACCAATTTCCTTATTTGTATATGGGAGCACCTGAACCTTTAGTTAATTTTGATACAACATTGAATCGATTTACCCTTTCGAATTTGTACTCACCTGAATTTGTGGGTAACTTTCAGCAGGCGGGTGATACGTTTCCAGATAATCCTTATGAACCGGCAACCAATCCTGAAACCAAAGTTTATTTTGTAAATAAACGATTACGACAAAATTCATTCTGTCCTGATATGGTACCTTACACCAATACTCGTTTCATTAGACCTTATACACCTTATGGTAGTTCTGAATATACCAAACGTAGTTATCTTCCATTCAATAAAAATTTAAGTTCGTATACAATCTATGATAGTCATTCAGGAATCGTATGGAATAATTTTGGAACGGATCGAGAGAATTGGGATAACAACAGCATCTTTGGAATCTTAGGTTTTGAATATGATATTTTTCATCCCTCAACTCCAACTAACTTTCAAACGAGATATTCATTCTCAACTCAAACGCCTACAACAGTTGGATTGATAACGAATGTAGAAGAAACATCGAAAGATATTTTAGGACTTCCTCAAAATGCTGTTCAAGCACCTTTTTACAATTACCAAGTACCAGGACCGTCGTACGCTAATGTTGGGGGTTTATACGTCAATCGAAGGGTAGGTACCAAATATTTAGAGTTTTACAGAAATTTGTTTGATATGGATAATCTTCCCCCAATTGTTGTAGAAGATGCTTCGTCTATTGAAATAAGGGCAACGAATTTACCGAAGAAAACAACGAGACCGTATTATTTGATACGAAGTAATATCATTCAACAAAATAACTTCATGGACGCCAGCGGAGCAATCTTACCTGTGATTGGATTAGTCAACAAAATTAATGGATACGCCGATTTCTATTCGACAGAAAGTGAAGGTGTTGAATTCACAGCAACCAAATCCTATGTTATATCAGATATCAAAACATCGATTCATAATCCCGATGGAAGTTTAGCAACGGTAGATGACAACAGTTCAGTCATTTACAAAATAAAAAAGAACAAACAATTGACAACGAATCTCGCAGACATAGTCCTACAAATGTAAATATAATTTGATTTAAGATTTTTAAGATATCATAAATTTATGATCAAATGGAAATTCAAAATTATCCAAACTACTTGATATATCCTGATGGAAGAGTGTGGAGTAAACCCCGACATCATACTAACGGTGGATTTATAAAAAGTGATACAAATGGTCGTTATCATAGAATAAAATTGTATAAAAATTCCAAACGCAAAAATTTTTATGTTCATCGATTAGTTGCGATTCATTACATACCAAACCCACATGACTACCCAGATGTAGACCATATCGACAGAGACAAAACCAATAACGATGTTTCGAATTTACGATGGGTAACACCTTTACAAAATCAACAAAATATGGGGAAATATATAACAAATACAAGTGGTATAAAAAATGTTAAACGTATGATTGATGGGAGATGGTTGTATCAAAAACAAATGAATTATAAAACATTATGTAAAACTTTTACATCAAAACCATTAGCATGTTGGTGTAAGTTTATATTTGAACTTAAGTTATGATAAATACTTCTTCAAAGTTTGTCTATCCCTTCGAACTAATATCTTATACAATCTGTTGTCATCTTTGGGGATATATCTCGGTGTACCTCCACTGTTGAGTAGTTTGATATCAGGTAAGTAGTTAATGTATTTTTTATGATAAAGTTCACACATAAAATTATCGCAGAAATAATTCTTCAACATTGGGTTGAACGCAAATCCAAAGATATCATAATGTGTTTTATGAATCAAAAATTGTGTCATGGGTAAATGGGGATTACCTGAATCACCGGCACTGAATCCAATGTTTCCATTGTCTTTCAGTTTACCAATCATCTTTGGCAACCATTCATTGTTGTCAGGATAGTGTATGTCATCTCCAATTAAGTAGATATACTCAAATCCATTTTTGAAAGCAATTTGTGATAAAGTGTTCCAGTGTTTGACAACATTCCCCGGTTCAAACCCAGTTTGTTTGATGTAATGTATATTTAGATTTTCAAACATTTCACTTAGTAAACTGATCTGAGTACGATACAATACATCAGTGTCATCATAACTGAGATAGACGGTTAATCCTGGATAGTTATCATTCAAAGGTTTGAGTGATTCTTTGAGGTAGGATTCCCCAATGTTAGTCCAGTTACGCATGTTAGACGTGGTGGGAATACAGAAAGCAACATTCATAGTTTTCATATATTCATACTTAGATAATATATTTTAAATATATCCCCTATTTATCAATTGAGTAAATAATACCAATATTGGAAAGTAAAAAAGTAGTATAGAGAAAAAAGTAGATAGAGTAGAGGTTTATCAAATATGATTGAGTAAATATTACAAATTGACAGATTCAGTGGATTGTGATTCATATTTGGCAAGTTTTTCTTTCAATTCTTTGTTTTCATCTTCCAACATAGCGTTGAGTGTCAACAACTTATCACATCTTTTTTTGATTCCATTGTAACCAATCTTCAGTTTTTTACATTCTTCAAACATGATGTGTAAATTATTTTTTGGTTTGATATTCATTGCTTCTTCATCTTTACCTTCATCAAACAATTTATCTGCTTCTTTCTGTAATGCGTCTCTGTAACGTTTCAACAAACGTTTGATGTCATATTTCTTTTGTGGTGTATTATCGATCGCATCAACAATTGAATCCAAATATGGGTGTGTTTTCTTTTTGTATTTCTTTTCAGGCATTGTATACTTAGAGGTAGATATTTTTTTGAGTAAATACACTCAATATTATTTCGAATTAAATGGATAAGTCTTTTTCAATTACTATACAGTATACTATGTCGTAGTTTTTAAGTATATTTACTCAAACATATTTCAAATTAAATGGGTGAAAAATTTT